TGTGTAGCATTCTCTACTTACCAACTAACAGGAGGTAAGAATGCTTACACCATACAAAAACATTACGGAAAAGGCCGTTAAAGCGATTGGTAACGTGTCCTACGTCGCCCGAATGTTCAACTTCAAGTCGAGCCAGTCAGTAGCAAATTGGATTAACCGTAATTGTGTCCCCAGCGATCGCGTTATCCCGCTCTGCCGTATGGGGGGCTGGGTAGTCACACCTCATGAACTTCGCCCAGATCTTCACCCCACGCCAATTAGTGGGCTTACAGAAGAAATTATCACCAAGCGCCGGAAGGAGTCTGATTGATGGAAATCAAACACGAGCACGTTGAAATGGTCCTGCTGGCATGGGCTGCGGAAGTTGGTCAGGCGTTCGCGGCAAATGCTATCGCTGAAGAATATGCACGTATTGGTGGCGATCAACTGCGCCTGGTGCCGGGGAAAACCTGGAGTAACCAGCAAAACATTTTCCACCGCTGGCTGAAAGGTGAGATCGAACTACAGCGCGAGAAAATCCGTTTGCTGCTCCCGGCAATCCTGCGTGTTCTGCCGCGTGAAATCCGTCACCGGCTAAGCATCTACGACACCATTGAGCGCCGGGCGCTGCTTGCGGCTCAGCACGCTATTGGAACGGCAATTGATGCTCACGATGACGCTATTGAAGCCGTCTACAGCAAGGCTTATCAGCCTGGAGCTGTTGAAGTGCCGAAGTACCACTGATTCCGGAGGTGGCTATGTGTAACCAGTCTGCTGCTGAATTGATTGCACGCCTTAAAAAGGCTTATCCGGCGTATGTGCCATCCGAAGGGGATTGCGCAAGTAACGGGATACCCAAGGCGGGAGCACGCTTTCAGCACAGACACAAGGGGCACATGGTGACGGTACTCACGGCAACTGAGAAAGACGTTTCCTATCGGAGAGACTGCGGAACTGTTGGCTGGATGGGGTTACGTGAGTTTTTACGGCTACACAATGAGGTTTTGGTATGAGCAATCAGGTCTTTGAAATTGTTCAGGCCATGTCAGGGCAGGGGAACTGCATAACGATTCCCGGCCCGTATCTGGATTTCTTTGCAGGAGACAGGCAGCAGCATTTGCTGGCAGCGATTCTCAACCAACTGGTGTTCTGGTCGGGTAAGTCGAGTCTGGATGATGGCTGGTTTTACAAGGAGCATGCGGCGCTTGCGAAAGAGGTACGCGCTAAAGATGGCGATGTTGTCCGAAAAGCGATGTTCAAAATTACGGATCAGTACCTGTCGGGCGTTATCGAAGAAGAGCTTCGCCAGGTGGGTGGAACACCCAAAAAGCATTACCGAATTGACCAGGAAGCGCTCATTTCCCGGATATTCCCGCAAATACTGGATTCGGCTCAAGAGCCGAATGGGAATAAGTCACTGAAAGTTATGGAAACGGCTTATAAGCCGAATGGAAACGGCACAAAAGCCGAATCGAAGCAAGTTACTGAAAATAATGGAATCGGCTCTCAAGACGAATGCATTCGTCCCAAGAGCCGAATGGAAACGGCTCATGAGCCGAATCCTGGAAACGGCTCTCAAGCCGAATCCTATCTCTATACAGATCTTAAAAACAGATCATTACATACAGATCATAAAAACCACGCGGGAGAGATTTCTCCTGTGGATAACTTTTCTGAATCGACTCAAAAAACTGTCATCCCGGAAGCAGTCATTCCTGACGCTACCGAAGCCAGTAACCTGGCTACCGATGACGATTTCGACCTCGCTACGTGGTTCTGGTCGACCATCATCGAGCTGTACGAACGCGCAGCAGAGTTCGACGGCACTCTGGCAAAACCGAGAGAGCCGAACTTCTCAGCCTGGGCGCAAGAAATTTGCATGCTGCGCCAGGAACATGGCTGCAGCCATGACCAAATCCGCACCATGATTGAGCGCATTCAGCGCGATCAGTTCTGGTGCTCCCGAGTTCAATCCGTGAAAACCCTACGCAGCAAATGGCAGGAGCTGGCTCTGAAGTTATGCCCGGCAAACCTGTCTACCGGCAGCTCGTTCGGTGTGAGCAGCAAACTGGATACCGACATCCCGAAAGGTTTCCGGGGCTAACAAATTTAACCGTGAGGATATCTCTGATGGAAAAAATTACTGACGTGCTGAAAGAGCTGGAGAAGGTCACCTGCCGTGAGCTGGCTGTTTATTTCGACCTGACAGCACCTGAAATGCTGGCCCGCCTGATGGTGCTGGAGCGCGAAGGCAAAGCGCAAAACCTGAATGGCTACTGGATGCCGGGTGGAAGCACCGAGCCCGTAGCGGTAACCAGCAAACTCACAGAGCTGGATATCAAGTTGCTCCAGTCGGTGCCGGTTGGCGTCTGGTTTGAGTGGCAGTCCCTGGCTGGTTTCGTTGATCGCCCTCGCTACCGCTGCGAGCGTCTGGTGGCCGCCGGGTTTATGAATTCGAAGGTGACAAACCCTGCTAATCCGCACCACGGCACTAAATTCCAGAAAATCCGCGAGGTGACCCGGTGATGAGAGAGATACCTGATTGCCCGGTCTGTGGTTCCGCTGCTGAGTTTTATTTTCGGGATTACCAGGCTGGCGCCTGTTCCGGGGCCCTGCGATGCCCTTACGGACATCTCCGCGTACAGGATAGCTACTGGGCTGGTGGCAAGAGTAAATCGAAAATCCGGCTGATTGAAAAATGGTCTCAGCAGGTCGAACAGAAAAAAGGTGAAGTGAAAAATGGCTAAAAACTCGATCGACGCGTATGGCGCCAGCGGAAAAACCAACGTTCTGATGTTCGAACCGGAAAACCTGCACTTGGTTACCGACAAAACACACCCGCTTTACGATGAGCGTATCCACCTGCCTATCAGCGAAGCAATGGTACTGAACATTATGGACCAGGGCGTTCTTGAGCCGATTATCGTCTGGAAAGACCCCGAAAGCGGGCTGGCCTGTGTGGTGGATGGTCGTCAGCGCGTGCGTCATACCCTGGAGGCTAATAAGCGCCTGGTTAAACAGGGTGAATCTCCATTACTGGTTCCTGCGGTAACTAAACGCGGTTCAGCCGTTCGCATGGCGCAGGCGATGGTGAGCGCTAACGAAATCCGCCAGGCAGATACACCACTGGGCCGAGCAAAGAAAATGGCTGATGCGCTGGAGCGCGGGCACGACGAGGACGATTTAGCGCTGATGTTTGGCGTGAGTGTCCAGACCGTACGTGCAACCCTGTCACTGCTGGATGCCACCCAGGCAGTCAAAGACGCTGTAGAGTCCGGCACAGTGACGGTTACACAGGCGCGTCAACTGGCGTCACTGAAACCCGAAGAACAGCGGGAAAAGGTAGCGGAAATCGAGCAGGCGACCGCAGGCACAACTGGCCACGAAAAAGCCCGTCGGCAGCGCGCTGTTCTTGGCGAAACTAAGCCACGTCTCAAATCACGCAAAGAAATCACAAAAGCCCTCGAAGGTGCCACTGGCGATTATGCTGCGGCTCTGCGCTGGGTGCTTGGGGAGGCCAGCCATGACTGATATCACCGAACTGGCGCAGCGGAACGAACTGCTGATTGCAAACGGGCAGCAGACAGCCGACCTGCTACGCCACCTGGCAGATAACGAAATTGATTCTGACTATTTTGCCGTTGTGTCGGAGTGCGAAAGCTACGGGAAAGAAACTGACGCTGAGTTATCGATCACGGAGTTTGCCCTCCGTGCCGCTGGCTATGTTGATGCGCTGGTAGAGGCGCTGGAATCAGAGAAACGTATTTGCGCAACGTGGAGAAAAACAGCTGAGTCGACCGGTGAAAAGCTGGAGAAGGCGCAGGCAGCCGAGCGCCGTTGGCATCGGGTGGCGTCACGGGTACATGAGCAGGCTTGCGAAAGCGACGTGAAAATTGATGAGCTTGAGGCCATCCGCGCAGCAGCAGAAAAGCTTGTTCGCTGCAAAGGTCGCTATCACAGCGAGCAGAACTATCGAGCACTGGCGGCGCTGTTTGGTGTGACAACTCCAGACCTGCCGCCGCTGGATAGCGAGTCAAGCGCCGTCACCGTGAAGCTGACCGATATCAATGAGTACCTGGCAGAGGTTCACGACAAAACGCTTAATCGGGCCTTCCGGCTACTGGCTGAAGGTGTGCGTGCTGGTGATATCGCTGCTATGCGCGCCGCCGGCATCAAGGTGGAGGCTGAGTGATGAAAATGGGTGAACACATGGAGCCGGTTGTCAAGCTCCTGGAAGAACTGAACGGCAACAACACCGACGCCAAATTGAAACTACTCGCCCTTGTTATCTCAGAATACATGCTAAATGCGGATGTTACTGGCTTTGAGGTCACCGCAGGGAAGATGAAAGTTTCCGTAGATATAAGCGTGGAGGAATAGCCCAATGACCAAATCAACCATAACCAGAGAGCAGTTACTCGAAATTATTGAAACCGATCATGTGCAGTGCGGTGAGGCATCTTATCTAGCCAGAATGGCGCTGGCCGCAATGGACAGCAGCGAGTCGGTTGAACTGCCTCTTGACTACCTGCAGGGACACAAAGACGGTCTGGAGTGGGCCGCTCGACTGGCAGAAGCCAATCACCCTGACACCGGAGACTGGCTTTACGATGACCCTATCGAGCTGGCAAAAGCCATTCGCAAAGGTCCAGATATGCCGCCAGTGCAGCCGGTAGCGGACAGCGAGCCGGATCGCAATCCTGTGCTGGCGTATGCCGACAGTTATCGTGATATGGCGAAACAAGGCGTCGAGTCAGTCCCAATATGGAGCGTCATTACCGACCTCGAGCGAAACATTGCTCCGCTCTATCGTCACGCTCAGCCGGTGACGGTAGTGCCGGATAAAATGACAGCGATTGTTAAGGATGAGGCCGAATACGTAGAAGGCTGGAACGCCTGCCGCGCCGCCATGCTCGCAGCCGCCCCGCAGTCACCCGGCAGTGAACCCGCTACCGTGCCGGGTAAATGGATTCCGGTTAGTGAGCGGATGCCGGAAGACCGCACACAGGTAATTCTATGGGATGCTGAAATTGGAGAAGTAACAAGCGGTCACTACAGCCATAAAACACAGACCTTTTATCATTGCGGAGATGCTATAGAAAACGAGATAACCCACTGGATGCTGCCTCCATCCGCCCCGCAGGGGGTGAAACCATAAAACGCAAACACGCTATTTGTTATCAACAAATCACAGGTTTGTATTTATGCGAATGATAACCAGAAAGAAACCTGCCTTCACTGAGCTGTATCAGACTGGCGTACTGACTCGCATCGCCGCCGTAAAAAGCCCTGATGGCGGAGGCTGGCGATTGTTCGGCTTATGGCGGGGTAAAGATATAGCTGTGTTTGTGGAGGCTGCTCGCGGAGGGATTCGCGAGTGGTCTGGCCTGGACTATCTTGCCAACTTCTGCGCGAGCTGCGGCATTAGTCTGTGGGAGGTACACAATAAGGTCGCCGAAAAGGTTCCTGAATAAGACCCCGCTTCGGCGGGTTTGTTTAATCATAAGAAAATCTTGAACATTTCTATTCATTATGTGAGTAAATAGGGGGTTGCACGCTATCCAAAATATGCATCACCCATTCTTATGGTTTTTTATGCTGCATAGTACAGAATTGTAATCGTTAAGCTCTGAAGTTACATGAAGACCTTTAGTTGGGTTAAATAGGGGGTTGCGCACAACACAAAATGTGCATTCTTTGTCGCGGTAGTGTTTTCTGCTACTCAATTTTTCATGTAATTAATTAAATCCTGAAATTGGCTAAAATCTTCTATCTGAGTGAAATAGGGGGTTGCGCCAGAGAAAA